TTATATCTGCTTTTGGTCGCTTATGGGTGGCTGATACAACTACTGACAACGTAACCGTTTACTTCTCTGATCTGTTAGCGGGTCATGTTTGGAGTACAGGAACATCTGGAACTCTGAATATTGATAAAGTTTGGGCTAATGGTGCTGATGAAATCACAGGTTTGGCAGCGCACAATGGCTTCTTAATCATCTTTGGTAAGCGTCAGATTCTGGTGTATGCCAATGCTACTACCCCTTCTACGATGTCTCTAAGTGACACTGTTGGCGGTATTGGATGTATTGCTAGAGATTCTATTCAGAGTACTGGTAAGGATGTTTTGTTCTTGTCTAACTCTGGTGTTAGATCATTTGCCAGAACGATTGTTGAGAAGTCTGCTCCTATTGGAGACTTGTCTAAGAATATTCGCAGTGACTTCATGTCGATTGTTGGAAGTGAAACACTTGCTAACATTAAGACTGTTTACTCTGAAAAAGAAGCCTTTTACTTATTGACACTACCTACTGTCAAAGAAGTTTATTGCTTTGATACAAGAGGGCAATTGCAAGATGGGTCATTCCGTGTCACAAGTTGGGACTCTATTGAGCCTACAGCATTGCTTTCACGCAGAAATGGTGATGTTCTGATTGGAAAGAATGGTTATGTTGGTAAGTACAGTACATATCAAGACTATACGTCTTCTTATCGGATTTTGTACTACACAAACCATTCAGATTTAGGTACTTCGGGTGTTACTTCTATATTAAAGAGGTTAAAAGTTGTTGTAATTGGTGGAACAAATCAGTTTTTAACAATGAAATGGGGCTTTGATTTCAACGCCAATTATTTGTCAACCAATGCGCAGATTCCTACTCAGAGCGTGTCTGAGTATGGTATTGCTGAGTATGGTGCAAATGCTACAGTAGTTGCTCAATATGCTGATGGTGTTGCCCTACAGACATTGAGTGCTTCTGCTTCTGGTGGCGGCAAGATTGTTCAAACTGGTTATGAAGCAGACATCAATGGTTCTCCGTTATCAATTCAGAGAATCGAAATTCAATTTAAAGACGGGAAGACAGTATGAGTAACTATACACAGAGTACCAATTTCGCTACCAAAGACGCTCTATCAAGTGGTGATCCACTAAAGATCGTCAAAGGTACAGAGATCAACACCGAGTTTGCCAATATTGCTATTGCGGTGGCGACTAAACTAGATTCAACAAGCGGTGTGGTTAACGGCGCCACCATTAACAATTCAACTATCGGCGCAACAACGCCTTCAACCGGAGCATTTACTACGCTTTCGGCATCTGGCGCAACTACTTTAAGTGGGGCTGCAACGATTAGCGGCGCGGCTAACTTAAACGGTGTTACGACCATTGCCAACGCCGTCTTGCCAGTCATTGACAACATCAAATTAGGCTATGCCACGACAGCAACAGCGGCAGGCACTACCACGCTCACGGCGGCTAGCCCGTATCAACAATTCTTCACTGGCTCGTCTACTCAAACAATTGTTCTGCCTGTCACCAGCACTTTGGCCTTGGGCCTTGGTTATTCGATCTCAAACAAATCGACTGGCGTTTTGACAGTTCAGTCTAGTGGTGCAAATACAATCGTTACGATTCCATCTCAAGCTACGGTTAATTTCACCTGTATCTTGATAACCGGAACAACGGCGGCTAGCTGGTCTTATTCTTTTGATGGATCGGCTAATATTCCGTACAAAGAAATAACAACCGTATCCGCATCTGTTGCTACCAGCGCGTTGACCCTGACGCTAAATCCTTGTACCTTAGATTTTAGGTCTTCTACTGTAACGTCGGGCGATACTGTAACCCGCGCTGTTCCGGCGTCAATTTCTATTGTGGTGTCCAACGGGTCTACGTTAGGCACTACTAGCGCCGTACCGTCTACCTTGGCAATCCTAGCTATTGATAACGCTGGAACTGTTGAGCTGGCAGTTGTCAATGCAGATGCTTATGGAGCTTTAGACGAGCGAGTTCGTATCAGCACAACGGCTGAAGGCGGCGTAGGCGGCGCTGACAGCGGGACTGTTATTTACTCAACTACGGCTAGAACTTCGGTTGCGTTTAGAGTCGTTGGCTTTGTTGCGTCCACTCAAGCCACTGCGGGAGCATGGGTTAGCGCTCCGTCAAATGTTTCTGGAATGGGTGGCGGGATACTTGCATCGCAAATTTTCCCTCTAAGATCGGGCACTGCGGTAGCTACAACATCAGGCACTTCCGTTGATTTTACGGGCTTACCATCTTGGGTGAAACGCATTACGGTGCTGTTTTCAAATGTCAGCACTTCAGGCACATCAAATATATTAGTTAGGTTAATAACTTCTGCTGGCGTTATTTCTACTGGTTATAGGTCTTCTAGTAGCAGATTGGACGGATCAGCAGTAGGAGAAGCTGCTTCAACAGCCGGATTTTTGATAAATATAAATGATGCTTCAGCCGACGTTTACGGAACTTACACCTTTGCCACTTTAAATGGGACTGCTTGGTCTGGTGCTGGAAGTGCAACCTTTGAATCTGGCCTAATGACTTTTGGTGGGGGAATCGTACTAGCTGGCGCATTAACTGGCGTTCAGATAACCACAGTCAGCGGAACAGACACCTTTGACACCGGATTAATTAATGTTTTGTACGAATGATCACGCACCACTTCAGCGATGGTTTATATGCCAAAGAAACCGCATTTGCGGCTGGCACAGCCATTCTGAAACACACGCATGATTTTAGCCATTTGTCTATTCTTGCCAAAGGTAAGGTTGCTGTGATGAAGGGTGAGGATGTAGAGGTTATTGAAGCGCCAGCTTGCATTGAGATTAAAGCGGGTTTAACGCATGGTGTTAAAGCGTTGACAGATTGTGTTTGGTTTTGTATTCACGCCACTGACGAGAAAGACCCGTCAAAAGTGGACAATATTTTGATTGGAGTTTGATATGCCATGGATAACAGCAGGAGCATCTTTAGTTGGTGGTTTGTTGGGTGGTCGTTCTGCTAGGAAGGCCGCACAGATTCAAGCCAATGCTCAACTTAAAGCGGCACAACTTGCGGCTGAAGAAGCGCGTTTTCGACCAGTAGGCATTACGACACGCTTTGGTCAGTCGCGGTTTCAGACTGATCCTATAACAGGTCGTGTAACAGGTGCTGGCTACGAACTAAGCCCTGAATTAAGAGCCATGCAAGACCGATTCTTAGGTCTAGCAGGTGGTGGCTTGATGCAAGCTGAACAAGCACAACAACAGTTTGCACCACTACAAGGTGCGGCTCAAGGCTTGTTTGGTTTAGGCCAGCAGTATCTTGCTCAGTCTCCTCAAGAGGCGGCACAGCAGTACATGGCAAAACAACAAGAGTTATTAGCCCCTAGCCGTGAACGCCAATATGGACAACTGCAAAACCAATTGTTCCAAACTGGTAGGGGGGGTCTAGCTGTTGGTGCTACTGGTGATCGACCAAGTGGTGCAGCAGGTCTTGGCGCTTCAACCCCTGAGACTGAGGCATATTACAACGCCTTGGCTCAACAAGATGCTCAATTGGCGGCTCAAGCAATGCAAGCAGGAATGGATCAAACACGTTTTGGTGCTGGTCTGTTTGCCACTGGTGGAAATTTAGCAACACAAGGATATGGTTTAGAGACAGCGGCTCTTGGCCCGTATGAGGCTTATTTACAGCAGATGAGGCAGTTAGAGTCTTTGGGTCAACAGCCTCTGCAACTAGGAATTGACATTGGAGCAAAGGGACAGAGTAATGCGGCAGCTCAAGCAATGTTAAGCACAGGGCCATCACGGGAATCCTATGCAGCCAATGCCTACAACCCATTTGCAGACTTCTTAATGGGTGCTAGTCGTAACCCTGCGTTTCAGCGTGGGATTCAGCCTTATGCAAGCGGATTAGGACAATCAGCAATTTATGGAAATCAAAATGTTTATGGATTTGGTGGCGGTGGTACTGTGCCTACCCAATTCTCTCTTTTTGGCGAATATTAAAGGTCAATCATGGCATCAATAATGGACACATTGTTTGGCGTATCAGCCGAGCGTTTTCAACAAGAGCGTGATGCGGCGGCTGACGCACAAGCGTTGCAGTATGCTCGTCTATCTCCTATTGAAAAGGCTAGTTTTGGAATTCAACGTGGAGCTTATGGCCTTGCGGGTGCGCTAGGCGGTGCATTGGGCGGCACAGACCCTGAGTTAGCTCGTATTACCATGCGTCAACAGATAGCAGGTCGAATCAACCCAAACGATCCTACTTCTGTAGAACAAGGCATCTCCGCATTATCGCAAGCTGGTGATCCTCAAGGTGCAATGATGTTGCAAGGCGAATATCGAAAGTTAATAGAAAGCAGAGCTTTGGTTGGTCAACGTAGTGCGGCAGAACAAGCATCTTTGGCTCAAGTTGCTAAAACTCAATTGTCTATCAAACAAGAAGAGCAACTTCGTGATGAATTGTCTAAACTTCCTGAAGGTGCTACACAAGAGCAAATTCTTGGCGTAGTAACTAAGTATGGTTCTCCAGATAAGGTATTAGCTGCTCTACAAGGTTCTGCTGACAGATCTGCTCAAAGAGAAGCTA